AAAGGCTCTCTCAACAATAATGGACGTCGCAGTAGTCAAAATAAAATTATTATTATAACTCGCCTGTTTTTCAATACAGAAAAAGCGGAACTGACTAAAAGTCAAAACATAGATAAACGCGAAAGAACAAAAAGCAGTCGTGTGATTAAGTTCTGCACTAAAAAAGAAAGGATGCACCAACGAATGAGTCAAACCGAAGAAATCGTCTATCTGCAGACGGAAGATATACACCCATACCAGAAGAACCCACGCCAAAATGAAAAGGCGGTTCCGTACGTTGCAAACTCCATCCGCGAGTTCGGGTTTAAGGTTCCGATTGTCGTGGACGAAAGCCACACAGTGATATGCGGCCATACCAGACTAGCAGCGGCAAAGAGCCTCGGCCTAGAAGAAGTGCCGTGCATAATAGCAACCGACCTAACGCAGGAGCAAGTACAGGCGTTCAGATTGGCCGACAACAAAGTCGCAGAGATTGCCGAGTGGAACGAAGAGTTGCTACAGGACGAGCTGGAAGATTTAAGTGACATATTCGACATGTCAGACTTTGGATTCTTTGACGGCCTAGACCAGGAAGAAGAACCGGAAGCATACGAGGATGACTACGATCCAGAATTAACCGCAACGCCAAATGCGGTGCTGGGCGATATATACCAGTTAGGCGAACACCGCCTTATGTGTGGATCCAGCACAGACGCAACAGACGTCGAGCAGTTGATGAATGGCGAGGTTGCAGATTTATGCATTACAGATCCACCATACAACGTCGACTATCACAGCAAGGTAGGAAACATCATGAATGACAGTATGTCGGATGATAACTTCTTTAACTTTCTGACAGATTTCTACAACAATATGCTGAACAGTCTTAAAGCAGGAGGCGTGTTTTATATCTTCCACGCAGACTCAGAGGGTGCAAACTTCCGAAGCGCTCTAAAACGAGCGGGGGGGGTAGTCAGAGAGTGCTTAATCTGGGTTAAAAATAGCCTAGTTCTTGGGCGCCAGGACTATCACTGGAAGCACGAGCCGTGCCTTTATGGTTGGAAAGATGGAGGTGCACACTTCTTCATTGACGACCGTTCACAGACAACAGTCATAGAAAACGAGATGAACTTCAGCAAGATGACTAAGGCACAGCTGATTGAATACATCAAAGAACACCAGGACGATGGAGCAGCAAGCACAATCATTCATGAAGATAAGCCGTCAGCCAACGACCTGCATCCAACAATGAAGCCGATTAAACTGGTCGGTCGATTGATGGCGAACAGCAGCAACCAGGGCGAAATTGTAGTGGACTTTTTCGGAGGTTCCGGTTCGACGATGATAGCAGCGGAGCAATTAAAGCGACGCGCCTACTTGATGGAGTTAGATCCACGCTTTGTTGATGTAATAATCGACCGCTGGCAGAAGATGACTGGCAAGAAAGCGAAACTTCTAAACGAAGAAACAAACCCAAACAGAAAAAAGAAATAAACAGGAGGTACAGCAGAGCGGAGGTGAGCGAAACACATGGGAAGAAAGAAAGTCAAAATTGATTACGACACTGTGAAGAACTTAGCCAAAATCTGCTGCACACAAGAAGAGATAGCGAGCGTTCTGGGATGTAGCGTTAAAACCCTACAGCGCAGAAGGAAATTTAATAAAGCGTATCAGGACGGCTTGAACGACGCCAGGGCGAGCCTGCGACGGCTGCAATGGAAGTCAGCCGCCAGCGGAAACATAACCATGCAGATTTTCCTCGGCAAGAACCTACTAGGCCAACGCGACCGGTTTGCAGAGGATGAGCGCTCCGAGGATAAAGAAAAGGTAACAATCATCAACGACTTGCCGCAGGAGCCACCAAACGAAGCACCAGAGCCACAGGAAGAGCAACGGTCGAGCAATTCCACCGCCCAGGCAGGAAACGCGCCAGAAACGCACGGAAACGAGCAACAGCAGGAGGGTGAGAATTAATGGCAGGAATTACAGACACACCAGGGAAAGTGGTGAGCATTCGAGAAATCATAATCCCTGCATATTACAGCACGTTCAACGCCAGTAGGACATACACGCATAAGATTTTCGACAGCGGCCGTGCAGGAACAAAGTCCAGCAGGGCTGGCATTAAAGCGATTTACAAAATCATAAGTGATCCACATTGCTCGGTTGTGGCATTGAGAAAGCACCACAACAAGTTAAAGAAAACGATTTATAAAGAAGTTTTGCGAGCCATTGGTCGTTTAGGCCTAAGCAAAAAGGACTTCAAGATAACAGTTTCACCGATGGAAATTACGTACAAGAAATATGGAACCACGATATATTTTACTGGATCCGACGGCATAGACGATACAAAGGGTATCATCGACGAAGAGAACCCAATCAAACTTGTAATAATTGACGAGTTGACGGAGTTCTTCGACGACGGCGACGGTGAGGACGAATTGATGAACATTGAGGCAACATTCGTCCGTGGTAATTCAGATGAGTTCACAATGGAGTATTATTTCAACCCACCGAAGAACCAGAAAGCACCGATAATGCAATGGGTTGATAAGATGTGCCGCCGCCCAGATACCATCCGCATTCACACAACATTCAAAGATGTACCGGTTAAGTGGCTCGGTAAAAAGTTAATAGACAGCGCCGAAGAATTGCGCCGGAATGACGAGAAGATGTACCGCTGGGTTTGGTTAGGCGAATGCGTCGGAATTGACGACGTAATATATTACATGTTTGAGCCAGAGCGGCACGTAAGTGACCGATTTAACTGGTCGGATATAGCCTACATAGGCATAGGCGTCGACTACGGCCAGAAGAATGCAACGACATACCAGGCGTTCGGCTTGGATATGAAGAACCGAAAGCTGCGAGGCGTAGGCGAGTACTGGCACAGCGGAAGAGATACAGGAAAGCAGAAAAGCCCGAGTGAATACGCGCAGGACTTCAAGGCATTTAAGGAACGCCTGGAAAGCCCGCAGCCAGCAACGTACGAGGCAGCAGTTGAGCTGCAGCATAACCCAGAAGCAAGCACACAAACGACCAAAAAGAAAGTGACGGATGTGTTCATAGATCCATCCGCACAGGGCCTGGCCGAAGAAATCAGACGTTTGTGTCCGGACGTTATGATCCACAACGCGAAGAACGACGTAGCCGTCGGCATACAACGAGTTAGCAAATTATTAAGCCTGCAGGCCATGACATACCACCCAACACAGAAGAACCTGCAGGAAGAAATGTATTTATATCAATACGACGAAAAGTCAATCGAGGCAGGAAAAGAAGTTCCGGTCAAGGTTGACGACCACGCATGCGACGCGCAGCGATACCTGGTAATGGGTTACTGGCGACGCATGGCTGCCATTTTGCCAGGGCTGGCACTTGGCGATAAAAAGGAGGCAAGCGAAGAATGAATATTCAAAACACAACAGAAACAACGCTGGAGATTGCAGAAAGAAAACTGGCGACGAATGAAAGTGATTGTCTAACGGCCATCCGTGGCTTTATTAAGCAGGTTCTAAACCGCGAAGTACTTGCGACGGAATACCACGCATATATCAACGAGTGGCTACTTTGGTATAAAGGCAAGGTTGAAAGTTTCCACACATACAATCACTTCAACGGCCATAGATACAAGAAATGCAACCGTTTCAGTTTAGGGTTGCCGAAGCAAATTTGCGAGCAGTGGGCGTCATTGCTTTACAACGATAAGGTTTGTTTCAATCTTGACAGCGACACGAAAGCAGGAAGTGCAGAGTTTGACGATAACGCCATATTAAAGGAGATTTTAGAAAAAAATAAATTCTCGGTTAAGTTTAGCAATCTTGTCGAAATGTACATGGCATTAGGAACAGGAGCAACAACGGAATACAAGGACGCAAAAGGAAACGTTAAAATCAATTACATTTACGCGCCTATGATATTCCCACTGGAAGTAGAAAATGGCGAGATTGTAAGCTGCGCGTTTGGATCATACACAGGCAACGAATACTTCGTGGAGGTACACCAGCGCCAGGCAAACGATACGTACAAAATCAACAATTATCACTTTGTAGAGAAAGCAAGCGAAAGTAGCAAGTACGAAGTTATCCAAAAAGACGGCGTCGTAGATGAATACATTTCAGAAGTTAAGATGTTCCAGATTTACACGCCGAACATTAAAAACAACATTTCTATTTTTTCACCGTTCGGAATTTCCGTTTATGGAAATGCGCTGGACGAAATAAAGACAGCAGACCTCGTGTACGATAGTTTCAAAAATGAGTTCTTGTTAGGAAAGAAAAAAATCTTCCTACGCGAGGGCGCGGTTAATTACAAGATCATTACAGACGAAAAAGGGCAACCACAGACGGTGCCTATTTTTGATGAGAACGAAACAGAGTTCTTCGCAATCCAGGATGTAGACGACGAAGGCGGAAAGCAAAAACTAATCGAAGAGAGCAATCCGCAGCTGCGCGTCCAGGAACACACAGAGGGCATGCAGACAGCGCTAAACACAGTTGGCAAGGCCGTAGGTTTTGGCCTTGATTACTTTACATTTAAAGGCAACGGAACGTATCAGAACACAACACAGATAATTTCAACGAAGAGCGAACTATATACCAATATAAAGCAGCACGAAAAGGTGCTGGATGGTGCGTTGAAAGATTTAATCAAAGCGGTTATGTATTTGCGAAATAACGCGACGTACGAAAAAGACATCACTATCGACTTTGACGACTCTATCGTAGAGGACAGCGCAGAAGTTAAACGCCAGGCATTGCTGGAGTTAAACGCAGGAATAATCGACAACGTCCAATATTACCAGGATGTTTATAAGATGACCAAAGAGCAGGCGATTAAGTTTGACGCGGAAATCAGAAACAGAAAAGCAGCTGCAGAACCAGCAGAGCCGCTGGTTGATGAAGATAGCGACGAAGAGTTCATCACGACCGGCAGACAGACAGCAGGCCGCGAAGAAGAACAAGAAGCGGAAGAAAACGAGCCGGATAAGAACCCAATCAAGGAAGCAATTAAAAAGCCGGCAGATATTGTCGACCAGGAGGGCGCAAAACAAGCGCGTGGAGGCCTCATTCGCATTAAGACGAAGAAGTAGCCACAGGTGACGAGAAATGCTAACAGATAAGCAAATAGAGGCCCTGTGCGAAGAGTTGGTGGACATTTACAACAGAATGGAAATGCAACTATTCAAAGACGTAATAATGCGGTTCCAAACATACGAGGAAGCAACTGGAGCGTTGAAGTGGAACTTGAACCAACTGGAAGAACTGGGTTTATTAAACCGACAGGCGGTCGAAACGATATCCAAGTATTCCGGGCGAGGCAAAGAAGCCATCCGAGAAATGCTGAAGAAAGCGCAGTTCGCAAATTTTGACAAGGACGACATGCAGGAAGCATATAAGAACGGCATGATCCAACTAAGCATGGAGCAGCTGCAGAAGTTGCCAATCGTTAAGCAGTTACAAAATGCGGCATATAAAGGCTTCGTCAATGACACGATCAAGTTAATAGAAACAAAGGCACTGGAGTCCACGAAGCAGGCATATATAACGGCGCTAAACCAGGCATATATCGAAAGCGCCAGCGGCACGTACAGCCACAACCAGGCTATTACACGAGCAATCGAAGCAATGGCCAAACATGGCATATACGGAGCGACGTACAGACGCGAGGATGGCACAATCCGACGCATGAGCATAGAGGCAGTAGTCAGACGCGACGCAATCAGTGCCAGCACCAGGCTGGCCAACGATACAATGGCAAAATGCGCAGAAGAGATGGGCGCAGAATATGTCGAAACAACTTCACACCTGGGCGCCAGGATAGGCGACGGCCAACACGACCACACAAACCACGCCTGGTGGCAGGGCAAGGTTTACGCATTACACGGCAAAGGGAGCGCAGAAGCAAACGAGGCCGTGGGATATGAAATTCAAAACTTTGCAGATACCACAGGTTATGGCGAGGTTGACGGCATAGGTGGCGTTAATTGCCGGCACCGTTTCTTTGCATTCTTTCCAGGGATAACAACCCAGGCAGCGGAGCATTACGACGAAGAAAAGAACGCGGAAATATACCAAGCAACGCAGAAGCAGCGCAGGCTGGAACGTAATATCCGTCGTTGGAAGAAAGTACGCGACGCAATGAAAGCGATGGAAGATACACCAGAAACAATGGAAGCTGCAGATAAGGCGCAGCAGCACATTGATAAATTAAGCCAAATCTTAGAAGCGCACTGCGACAAATACGACCTAAGAAGATCATCCGCAAGGGAGCAATACAAGTAGTGATAAAAGATAGGAGGTTTCGAGTATGAGCAACGAATTCAAAAAATTAAAAATCAAAGATAAGAAGCAAGTCGATGATAATAAATCAGAAAACGATAGTATAAACTTCAAATTTGGAATTTTCAAAAATCCAGATAAACCAAAAGAAGAAGAGGAAATAAAAAAGAAAGCAGGTATGAAAGACGCCTTACAAGTTCACTACAAAAAATAGGTGGTTTTTTGATGGGAAAGTATGATATAGGTGAACCTGTATGGGTGACTATTCGTGGAATTCGCGTAAATGTTGGTGCTAAAATCCAAGATGTAACACAAGAATATCTTGATAATGCGTCACCAGGCGTTGGCGATGTCATTGTTGAACCAGATGTATATCATCCAAATGAAGATAGGACAGAGGATATTAATAATGCATATTGGATACGTGACACATTCGGCGGAAATATTACCGTACTAAACGTTGAACGCAGCGAAGAAACTAACAGAGATTTACAGACACCTGATTATTCATGGGATAATAGACTTTTTGAAAGAAAAACCCCAACATCACAAAACGCCCTCGATAAGCACATTCAATCAGCCGTTCACCAGATAACAGCAAAGAAAACACGAAGTCCCGATTTTCATGAGGGTGGCTTTCTGTTATGTGACGTCACAAAGCATGTTGATTTAGAAACGATACACGCCGCTATTGTCAGTCGTCTGAGGCAACAAAATGCGTTTAGTCAGTTAGATATTATTGTTAAAGAAGGAAATAAATTAGTAAAAGTCATAAGATGGCACAAATAAAAAGCACCAGGCGCAGACCAATTTTTGCGGTCCACACGTGGTGCCTAGTTATTATATAGCATATAAAAAACTAAAATACAAGTCGCAGGAGAAATCTTGCTTTTTATTTTCAAAAATAGGTGAACACGTCTGTGGTGGCCGTTAAACGCAAACACAGGCGACACATAGAAGCAGAACAATGTTCATACAAGATAGGGAACGCACGGCCGCGAAAGCGAACGGACGGAACCAGACAGGAGGAGAAAATGGACGGAACAGAAAACACAACAGCAACAAACGCAGCAGAGAACCAGGAAGTCGAAAACACAGCAGGAGCAGAGGTTGCAGCGCAAGAAAGCACGACGGCCGAAGCACAGCAAGGCAGCCAACCAGTAGAAGAAGAAAGCCAAAGCGCACAAGAAAGCGCAGGACAACCACAGAACGCAGCTGGAGCAAGCCAGGGCCTGGATGAGTTTTTGAATTCAAATAAAGCGTTCAAAGCAGAGTTTGACCGTCGAGTTGCAAAAGCAATCGACACGTACAAGCAGAACCACAGCGGAACGCAGCAGAAGCCAGGCGTAGACGAGGTGGCCGTTGGTGTATCATCCGAGCAGAAGTCCGAGAACATTAATCCGGAACCAGAAGCAAAAGGAAACGACAATCCAGATCCAGAAACAGCAGCACCAGAAAAGCCAAACGATATCGGAGCATTGATTGCAGCAGAGGTCGAAAAGGCAACTAATAAAATCAAGTTCGAAACATGCTTGCAAAGAACAATGGAAAAAGCAGGCATTAAAGACACAATCGGTTATCTGGCGCACATCGACGTCGAAGATTTAAGAGCGCATTATGACGCGAAGAAAGACACAATCGACGGTTACGAAACTGTAGAGGAAGAAATGAGAAAGTCATATCCGCATTACTTCGCTACCGGAACTGCAACAGGCGCGGCGCATGGTACATTCGAGAAAGAAAGCAATGCACCGCTGTCATTAAGAGAAGCATTAAATGCCGCAATAAACGGCAAACGCTAAAAATTAAAAATAAGAAAGTAGAGGAAAAAATAAAATGCCAATTACACTAGCAGAGTCAAAAGTAGGAATGCGCGATAAAGTTGCGCAAACAGTAGTCGATGAATTCCGCCGTTCAAGTTTTTTACTTGATCAATTAGTTTTTGATAACGCGGTTTCACCAGCGACAGGTGGTTCAACATTAGTTTATGGATATACAAAGTTGATGACTCCATCAACAGCGTCATTCCGTGCGTTAAATTCTGAATACACAAATAACGAAGCAAAGCGCAAGGAAGCAACAGCAAAGCTCGCTATTTTCGGTGGCGCGTTCTCTCTTGACCGCGTTATTATCGAAACAGCAGGAGCAGTCGACGAGTTAGACTTCCAGGTTAAGCAAAAGATTGAAGCAGCACGTAACCTCTTCCACTGGGCGTTAATTAACGGCGACAACACAAAGGACAATCAGTTTGACGGCCTTGCGAAGATGTTAAAAGGAACATCAACAGAAATCGCAGCAACAGGAATGGACCTCTCCACAACACAGAAGATGACAGACAACGCAGATGCGTTCCTTGACACATTAGACGCGTTTATGTCAAACCTAGCAGGTAAGCCAACAATGCTTTTAATGAATTCTGTTATGTTAACAAAGATTAAGGGCATCGCACGTCGCAAGGGCTACTATTCCAGAGTTGAGGACGCATTCGGTCGCGCGGTTGATTGCTGGGATAATATCCCAATGATTGACCTCGGTAAGTTCTACGACGGCGCGAAGAACAAGACAGTTGACTGTATCGAAATCGCAGAACCAGCAGGAACAACATCCATTTACGCTGTAACACTTGGCCTTGACGCATTACACGGCGTTACACCAAGAGGCGACAAGATCATCAGCACAAACCTTCCAGATTTAACACAGCCTGGAGCAATTAAGACAGGTGACGTTGAAATGGTTGCTGCCATTGCTTTAAAGAATTCTCTAAAAGCCGGCGTATTAACGGGCATCAAAGTTAAGTAACAGCGACATAACAAAGAGCAAAAGCAGGCCTCCAGGTGAGCGCCTGCTTGCTTTCTTTTAGAACGGAGGAATAAATGCAATTTGTAGATTTTGAATATTACAAAAACAAATTCAAAGGTTCGTTGCAGGAGGATGAATTCAACCAACTGGCACGCGAAGCCTCCGCAATCGTCAACAGATTAACCATGCGCAGAATTAACGCAGACGCGCTGCAGGGCCAACCATACGAAAAAGACGTAAAGGACTGCACGTGCGCGGTTGCGGAAAAGATAGAAGAAATGCAGCGAAAGGAAGAAGCGGCAAAGATTGCGTCAGAAACAATCGGCCCGCATTCCGTCACATTCAGAAATGAAGCGAAAACGACCGAAGCAGAAAAGCAAATCGAATATAAGCGAGTTGTTGAAATTTATCTGTTTGGAACAGGCCTGCTTTATAGAGGGCTTGGTTGCACATGCTGACAAACAAGATAGTCGAAATGTTCCCACATACATGCACGATTTACCACAAGCACGGCGACGATGAATATAAGCGCCAGGTCTTGGAGGGCGTATTCTGGTACGGCCCGCAGCTGCTAAAATTAAGCGGAAAAGGCTTCGAGGCGACGACCAACACAACGGTTGTTATACCAAAAGAGATAGCAGATACGGCAGAGATTGCAGAAGGCGATTACGCCGTAAAAGGTACAGGTCCAGAGATAACGAGCATGCGAGAGTTGGAGCAATACGAAACAATTACAATTAGTTCGATTAGTACGAATGACTGCGGACGACCAAACGACAACAAGGTGATAACCGGTGTCTGATGATAAATTGATGACGGTCGATATATCCGGAATAAGAGCTGCAACGTCAAACCTAACCAGGACGTTAGGTTTAGAACCGGACGGCCCAGCGCAAAAATTCTTTACACAAGAAATGATGCGTCAAACGGATAAATATGTGCCAATGGATACTGGCATGCTTGCAGGAAGCGCACAAAGGTTTATGGAGCCGGACGCCGTAGTTTATTATGCGCCTTACGCACAATATCTATATTACGGAAAATTGATGGTAGATCCTGAAACATTAAAGGGCGCGTTCCACGATGAAGAAAACAACATGTTCTGGTCAAGACCAGGCGTGCCAAAAATTCTGGATCCAGACGGCAGAAGCCTGCAATATGACACGTCAAAGCACCCGCTCGCAGGGCCTATGTGGGCCGAGCGTTCGTGGGCCGACAACGGCGAAAAGATTACTGCAGAAGTCGAAGAATTTATCATGCGGAGGTACATAAAATAAAATGAGCAAACCGGAAAGCATTGTCGAGGCAATTAAACAATATTTTGATGAATGCCCACTGATTAAGAAGATGGGAGCGAAAACAAAGGTAGAGTTCTTAAAGGATGATACGCGTTCGTTCAGCATCGAAACAGTACCAGGGCCGTCAGTTATTGAAAATTACCTGGACGGCGTATCAGAGCGTCAATATCGTTTTAACTTGGTCGCACGTTTCAATTATTCGGAAGAGGCGCGCATGAATATCGAAAACAGCCGGTTCTTTGAAGAACTGGCCGCATGGATTGAAAAACAAAGCGACGAAGAAAGACTCCCAGAATTGCCGCAAGGGGATGAAGCGGAGGAATTGAACATCACAACAACTGGTTATCTATTTGCGGTCACAGCAGACTGGAGAATAGCAAGATATCAGTTGCAGCTGCAACTTGTGTATATTCATGACACGAAAGCAGCAGCCAAATAAAAAACAGAAAGTGAGGAATTGAGATAATGGGAAAAATTAAGCGTTCATTATTAAAATCATTTTTGAACACAGATCCAACAAAGACTGGCGGCCAGGAAAAGTGGGCGTTGATTAACAAGGGCGTAACTTCACAGAAGTTCCAGTACAACCCAGAAACAACAACAGAAACATACATCGGCGAAGATAGCGCAACAACATCGGTAGACTCCTATAAGGTTAGCGTTCAAACGCCAATGACAGCATTCAAGGGAGATCCAATCTTTGAATACGTAGACGCGTTAAGAAAGAAGAGAGCAGTCGGCGAAGATTGCGAAACACAACTCCTTGTTGTTAATGCGTACGACAAGCAGACAGATGGTTCATTCTCTGCGGAATTAAACCAGGTAACAATTCAGATTACAGAGTTCGGAGCAGACGGCGGAAAGCCATTAGAAGCACCATTCACAATCGCGCTTAATGGCGATCCAGTGTATGGAACGGTTACGTTTGAAGCAAACGGCGCTGCTAAGTTCAAGAAAGCAACAACAGCACCTGGCATCGGCGGTTAAACATAACGCAATATGAGGCAAGTTCACATCAGTGGCTTGCCTCTTTATTTTTTAAGTTTTAAGTAAAGGAAACATGCTTGCAAATATTTAACAAGCACAAGAGGAGAATAAAAAATGACAGACAGAAGCAATCAACAAGCGATCAATAAAATTAGAATTAAACGCCGCGAGGATGAAGTTTATCGCATTAACATAAGCGACGACGGCCAAGAAATCGTCTTCGATTTATTAGATATTAACCTGCCATATAAGGTCAATAAAGCATTTACAGACGTCGAAAGAAATCTCCAAGTTTGCGAGGGCAATGTTATAGCAATTCGCAATAAATACAAGAACCAGAAGCCAACCAAAAAAGGCATGCTAACACAGGAAGAACTGGAGATCCAGAACGAGTACAGAAAAATGTATCAAAAAGACCGCGAGGCAATGGATGAATTGCTGGGCAAAGGAACCATGCAGGCGTTGTTTGGTGATAGCAATTATTTGACTATGTTTGATGATTTATTCGAGCAATTAGAGCCGCATTTAAGCCGCCTAGAAATAAACGTAGACAGCGTCAAGGAACGCTTGAAGAAGAAATATCACATCGGCGAAAACAGCGGCGATAATGGCGCTGTATTGAGCTGAGAGAGGCAGGCATGAGATATCCACAGGCAATCGAAGTAGACGGCCGCAGGTTTCCGATAAATACATCGTACCAGACGGCCATCCGTTGTTACGAAATCGTCCAGGACGAAGCAGTGACAGATGCAGAGCGCGGCGCAATAGTAATGCTTCTATTGCTGGGTGACATTCCGCAGGATCTAAGCGTTGACGGAATGAAGAGGTTGCAAGAATTGCTTGTCAAATATTTGCAATGCGGAAAAGAGCCGGAACAAATAAGAGAGATGGACGAAATCTTGACCGAACGCGAGCCAGATATGGACTACACGTACGACATGGGCTTGATAATCGCGTCATTCATTAGTGATTACAAAATAGATTTATCCGAACCAGAAAACGAAACAATGCACTGGTGGAAGTTCATTGATTTATTAAACGGCCTAAGTCCAAAGTCAGCGCTAAACCGCGTGCGAGAAATTCGCAACAAAGACCTGGGTGATTACAAAGACAATCCAAAGGCAATGGAAGAGTTAATCCAGGCAAAGCGTCTGGTTGCATTACCAGAAAAGATAACAGAGAGCGAACAGGAAGCGCTGGACGAATTCGACAGACTACTACGAGGAGAAGTAAAGGAAAATGAATAAAACATAAAAGCATGCTTGCAAGGCGAGCATAGAACGGAGGTGCATACATGAGTCAAAGCATGATCCGAATAAACACGAAACTCGACGCCTCTGGGTTTAGTGCCGGCGCGGATAAAATCAAAAAGAAAATCGAAGAATTAAAGAGCGGCATTGAACGTATAGGAAATGCGTCGGCAGTTTCTGACGGCATGAAGAAACAAACCCTAGAGATGGAAAAGAATTTATCTATCCAGGAAAAGGTAGTCGAAAAGACGAAAAGAAAGATTGCAGAATTAAAACAGAAGTATGCAGAATTGGCCGAAGCAAAAGCTGCAAAAGAAAACAGTATCGCAAGCGGCGTCAAGAATGATAAGCAAAATATTTTCGAGGCAAGCCTTGAGGGTAACTTTGCAGAGAAAAACGCGTTGGCTCAGGGCAAGTCAAAAGCAGAGGCGTCAGAAATAGGCGACAAAGCATTTGACGCGCACATGCAGAAGATTATCGACCAGCAGAAAGAAGCGGACAGTGGGTTCAAACGCATTTCAGCAAGCGCAAAGGATGTGGCCAATCAAATAGGTGAGCAGAACCGTGAGTTATTAAAGCAAACAGCGCTGCGCAATACAATGCAGGCACAGGTTGACGGCCAAAAGAACGACGAGCGCCAACTTCTCAAGCAGGCAACTGCAATGCAGAAGTTTAAGGAATTTTTCTCGAATAAAGGAAAAGGCGCAGGATCCAACGGCGGCGGAATTTCCAACTTGGCCAAAGGCATAGGCGACGCATCTGGCGGCATAAAAAATATGCTGGGATTGATGGGTAGATTTACATTAATGACGTTCGGTGTAATGTCGGCATTCCGAGGAATTAAGCAAGCCATCGGCGAGGCGGTCAGCCAGAGCAAAGAGCTGCAGGCAGCCATTGCCTCAATCAAGATGGTAGCGGCCGTAGCGGTTCAACCGATTGCGGAGGGATTAATTCGTGGATTGGCCAAAGCCGTGAGTTTCATTGCGGCAATAATTAAGGCATTGACCGGAGTCGATATTCTAGCCAGGGCAGCGGCTGCATCTGCAGAAAAGCAGGCAGGAGCAGCCAAGAAAGAAGCGGACGAAAGAAAGCGAAGCCTGGCGTCTTTCGATGAAATCGAAGTCATGCAGAAAAACGACACAGACAGCGGCGGCGGAGGTGGTGCCGGCGGTTTAGGGTTCAGCGATTTATTGCAGCAGGTTGACCTGGGCGAGAGATTGAAGAACACGCTCGGCAAAATTAAGACATTGTGGGATGAAACAACCAAGAAGATAAAAGAAGCATGGACCGCTAACGATAACGGCGTTCGAATAATGTCGGCACTAAGCGGAATGGCAAGCGATCTATGGAATTGGTTTGACCGCATTCTTGACTCAACGATTGAGTGGGTTAAGAACCTAAACCTGGAGCCGCTATTCAACTCAATAGCAAAGGCGGTAGAGGCCATGCGGCCTGTATTTAACGATATTCTGGGTATTCTTGAATGGATATATAACAATGTCGTCCTACCGATAGCGAAGCTGCTATTAGAGGAAGTTATCCCAGCCGGCCTTGATGTTATTGAGGGCGCACTGAAAGCCATTCATTCAGCAATAGAAGCACTGGCGCCATTAGCGCAAGATCTCTGGGATAACATTTTGAAACCGGTCGCAGACTTCCTGGGCGACGCATTCGTCGGAGCGATAGAAGTCGTGGCGGACGCATTGAACGGATTGTCTGACTGGATAGACAACAACCAGGAAACGTTCGCAACATTAGTCGGAGTTATAGCTGCGCTAGTTGGAGCGTTTGAGGGAATAAGCGGCGCAATGAAAGCCGTTGACGTTGTGAGCAAATTAGTTTCCGGAGGAATTGCTGCAGTATCCGGAGCATTAGCCTTCATAGCCAGCCCGATAGGAATAGCAACCATTGCGATAGGCGCATTAATCGCCATCCTGGTCGCATTAGTTCTTAATTGGGATAAGGTAAAAGAATTCGCGATAAATTGCGTTAATGGAATAAAAGAAGCATTCGGAAAAGTTGCGGCATGGTTCAAAGATAAAGTTCTTACACCGCTGGGCGGCTTTTTTAATGCGTTCAAAGAAACAACGCTGCAGATATTAAAGGCAATCGCGACAGCATTCAAAGCAACACTGGACGGCTTCGCAGCATTGGTTCGTTGGTTTGCTGATTTGATAATAAGCACATTCAAGGGAGCTTTTGACGGTCTTGCAAAATCGTTCAACGATACCGTTAATTCAATACAGCAAATCTTTAACGGAATAATCCAGTTTATAACCGGAGTATTTACAGGAAACTGGAGCCAGGCATGGCAGGGCGTCGTTAATATCTTCAACGGAATAGTCGGCGGCATTGTTTCTATTTTCAAGCTGCCAATTAACGGCGTAATCGGACTGATTAACGGCTTTATTAGCGGCATTAACCAGGTTCGAATTCCTAGCTGGGTGCCAGGCTTCGGAGGTATGGGAATAAATATTCCAAGAATTCCATACTTGGCCAAAGGCGCAGTTATTCCACCAAATAAACAGTTTGTCGCAATGCTGGGTGACCAAACACACGGAAACAACCTGGAGGCACCGGAGGGCTTAATCCGACAGATTGTCAGAGAAGAAACTGGAGGCTTTAACCAGGAAGCGATCGCGCTGTTAAGAATAATCGCGTCAAAGAACTTCTCAATCACCAAACGAGAAGCAGGCGCTGCAGCGGTTGAGTATATCAACGACGAAACAGAAAGAACAGGAAACAGTCCTGTTCTTTCGTTTTAAGGAGGATAAACAATGGTAAAAATGAGCGTTTATAAAGTTGACGGCGTGGCATTGCCACCGGTTATCCGAGGCAACGCCAAGTACAGCGAAAACGACCTGGCGGAGGAAGCGTACCGCGACGCGCTGGGCTTTACACATAAGAAAACCGTACGGTTCGGCGTTAGAAAAATCGAGTTATCATGGCCACGCCTAACAGACGACGAGTTAAATTTGATTGCAGATTTAACAAAGGGAAAGGAGTACTTCAAGTTTGAATATTACGACCGCAAGAAGAAAACTGCTGGCGTGATCCAGGAAGCCTACAGCGGCAACACATTGAAGTACACAATTGACAAGGGCGCAACGAATAAGAAAGTCTGGAAAGATATTTCTATTTCAATCGTTGAACGATAAGGCGCAGAAGGAGGTTAAGAATGGCACAAAGCACAAGTCAAAAAACAATCATCCAGGAAGCCTTAAAGCGCGAGTTTACGACGGAAACAGGCAGGCCGAAGAATTACACCATTAAAATCAAAAACGGCCCTACATACACAGGAAACAACCTGTCAGACGGCGGCGTATCAATTACCGAGAGTCTAAGTTCCAATAATTCGTTTGACCTAGCAGCAGTAGAAAAGCCAACGATTGAATTTACATTATTAAACCTAGAAAGAAATATCGGTTTATTAAAGGGCAAGGAAGTAGAGCTGGCGATTACCGTCGGCTCTATGGCCATGCCAGCAGGTACATATCTAATTGATAACGCAGAGAAGCAAAACGACCACTTGTACAACATAAAGGCGAGCGGCATGCTTGCAAAGTTCAACCAGGACGTCAGCGCATGGTGGAACAAAGAAGTACAGTTCCCAATTACACACAGAGAACTGCTGATTGCATTGTGCAATAAGGTCGGTATTGATTACCAACTGCCGCAAACATACACGAATAGCAACGCAGTAATTGCACAGAGAAATATGTACGTTAACGAAGCAACAGGTGCAACGTTCCTGGGTTATCTCCAGGAAATGGCCGGTTGTTTTTTCGTAACTTCCAGGCTACTGGATAACGGAAAAACGTTGACGATTAAGAAGATCACACAGCCAACCGGTACACCAGGAATGGTTTACACCGGAAGCCATTATATAGGCACGGTTGAAATTGCAGACTACAACATTAAAAAAATTGATGTGCTGCAGATAAGAGCAACAAAGGACGATATAGGAGTTCTTGCAGGAAATAAGGATGGGAAAAACCCATATCTGATAGAAGGCAACCCTCTGCTTTACGGAATGGCGTCGGCCGACTTGCAGCCGATAGCAACGGCCATATTTAACGAATTAAAAGACGTACAATATATACCATTCACGGCCAGCATGATGGGCGTGCCATATATTGAGCCAGGCGACACGATCCAATTCAATACACCAGCAGGAGCAACAATCAAAACGTTGCTAATGAAGCGCACGTTTGCAGGAACGCAGTTCTTTAAGGACGCCCTGGAAACAAAAGCGAAAGAGCAGCGTGAGAACCAATCAAAGCCAGCGCGCACAATAACGATATTGAACCAGAAGCTGCACGAGTTCGAAACTTCAATCGAGAAGTTTAAAAGTAAGATTGCAAACATTGCAACAGAGGTCGGAAACGCGAATAAAGGCACGCGCCAATATTATCTGCAGACTGCATCGAAAGATACACCATCGAAGAATGACAGTGCCTGGTCTACCACAAAGCCGCCATCAATAGCAGGGCAGCACATGTGGTACATGCTTGCAGATATTACCGCAAACGACAATGAAGTGCGCCATGAACCGCTGGAATTAACCGGCATAAAAGGCGACACAGGGCGTGGAATAGTAGGTACGCCAGAAATTACATACCAAGCAGGAAGCAGCGCGACAACGCCACCAACAGGCGAGTGGCTGGCCAATATTCCACTTGTAAACGAGGGCTACACTTTATGGATCCGTGCGGTTTATAAGTACAGCGATGACACGACGTCGGAAGTATTCTCTCCGTCAATAGCAGGAAAGACCGGCCGAGGAGTCAAACAAGTAACGCCGGAATATTACCTGTCAACTTCAAAGACAGAACCTACAGGTGGAGCCTGGAGCGCAACACAACCAGAAAAAGCCAACGACACGTGGGTGTGGATAAGATACAAAACCATATTCACAGATGAAACGGTCGGTTATTCAGACGCAATAAAAGACGACGTACTGAACGGCCTGGTTGAATTGACAACAACCAACAAGTCGACAATCGAGCAACTTAATGGAAGCATAACGCACCTGGTAAACCAGACAACAGAAAACCGCAAAGGCGTCGATACAGTCAAAACAGAGCTGCAAACATTGCAGCAGCAGACGGCCGACGGCTTCAGCAGAACAATCCAACGTTCAGAGTTTGACAAGACGGTTAGCACTATTTCTGAAAAGTTGGACGAAAACGGCTTGCATATCGGTTCAGATAAAGAGGACACTGTAACAACTGTTGATACAAACGGCGTGAACGTCAAAAAATCAGACGGCACACTGTTGGCAAAGTTTGACAAGGTGGACAGTATGCTTGCATATTTGCGAGTGCTTGAATATCTAAGTGCTGGCGCACATAGAATTGAAGCGCAAAATGTGGAAAGTGAGATAACACAGTTTGTCAATGGCACGATCAAAACAGCCACAGTCAAAGCAAGTGTTATCAACTGGATTGGGGACATTAAGAAATGACAATGTTAAATTATTCATGGCAAGTTGTCGCTGAAGCAAATAGGACGGCTGGCGCTGCAAATGTTACTTATAGATTATTGGCTAGAATTAGCGAACAGTACCATAGCATCGAATTAAATCGTGACTGGGTAGAAGTACAAACAACCTATGAATTGCATACTGGTTATATCTATTCAGGCACATGGAATTTTGGCGGTACTGGGTGCGATGCTGTAAGTGGTGGTGGAACTTTAAGAGGTAGTGGCACGCTATTAAGTGGTGGCTTTTGGGCGTATCACGATAACAACGGTAATTATGCTACAAGTTTATATGCTGACTTACAATTCTATTTCTCAGCCGCTAATGCATATCTATCGGGTAATATTGAGTTACCTAATATCCCCCGTGCAAGTAGTGGCGCATGGAAAGACAATAAAAACCATGTGAAACTAGACGGAAGCGACACGATCACGTTGCTATTAGGTAAAAAAGTTGATAAGTACCGACATTCATTAGTTTGGGTGGTTGGTAATAGCGGGTACAAATGGTTAAACACTAACGATATTGATACAGAATATGTGTTTAAACCGACTGAAGAAATGATTAAGTATGCGACTGATACACAATCGGTCTATGGCTATCTTGGCATAGGAACATATTCAAGTGATGCTCAAAATGCAACAATGATTGGTACATCAAAGATTGGCTTTTATATTGATTTACCACCAGAGAAATACGCACCAATAATCAATACGACAACTGTAAAAGAAATCGGTAATACAAACGTTCCGGAAAATAAGGTATTCCGTTATTTATCCAAGAAGAAGTTATCCATGCAAGCAAATGTAAGGGGATATTCAACAGTTAAAAGCGTATATGCTTTACATAACGGACAACAGTTTCCACTAAGTCTTGCTAATGGCACGTATAGCGTTGATTTAGAAGGTATGACGAATGGTGACATACAATTTGTCATTGAAGATAGTCGTGGCTTTAAAACAACACGAGAATGGCATGGAACGTATGTTCCATACTTCTTCCCAACCATTACAGAATTTACCGCAGAGCGTGACAATCCAACTGTCAATGACGGATATGCTAATGCAAAGGGTACATTCTACAATGGTGAGAATAATGTACTTACCATCACTGTAAAAGATGATGGAAATAGAAGTACAAACGGAACAGGGCAGTTGAACGGAAATGAGTTTACAGTCAAACAACGTATTGTTGGATATTCGTATGATAGGAACTACAACCTTACATTAAAAGTCATGGATAGTTATGGACAGTCCACAGAAAGGTCGTATGTACTAACGGGTAATTTGTGGGCAATGATTCTTGGAAAACTTACAACCAGTGTTCACATGTTATGGGTAAGAAGAAATGGTAGCAATCCATGCGGAATTTATAATGAAGGCGATACTTCCACGCTTGGCAGAACATACGCAAAAGGTGGCTTGGCCATTGGCGGTGATGATACGTTTATTGTGAAGGAATTTACGGCTGACGTTCAAGCAATAAAAGGACAGCAAGCTGCATATATAAATGTTCCTTACACTATTCCTGCAGGATATAAATTGCTATGTTTCTATGACGCACATACCATTACATGGTGTATAACAACAATAAAGAGTGTAAGTGCGAGTGGAATTATGACACATGTATATAACTGGTCTACGCCAAGTGACATAACTCCAAAAAGTAAAGTTGTTGTTAGTGGACTGTTTGTTAAGTCTGCATAGAAAGGGAAAAAATGCTTATAGATGGTTTAAAATTTACTGAAATCCCAAGTGGTAATAAAAGCGTTGTTACATTTCAACGTAAGGTATTTGAAAACCTAAAACTACTAATTGATAGTTTTGAAGTTGGAGTCATCCATGAAATAAGTTTTGATGATGATAACATCTCGCACAAAATGTACACAGAGCCAATGACGTTTTTAAAGACTAAAGATGGCTACATGATTTCGTTTATTTTGACAGACGTACCACAAAAAGATATTGATGCAAAGGCATATAACGAAACGAAGCCTTTAATCAAACAGTATTTGCAGATTGCGGATATCGCTACAGTTTATAAATACATCGCATATCTTGATAAGTGGACTATCGGGTTAAAATGCCAAAAAGACATGCGTATTGCGTACAATAACGTTGTATATGTTTCGTTAAGCGAACACATAGCAGAAGATGGTAAAACACCTGATAAAGCATTAGGATTATATGTTATCGCTAAGAATGACGGAAGCGGAAACCCTAAACCACAATATCCTAATTGGATAAAAGGAAAAGAGTACAATGCAGGTGATATTGTTATACACAAAGGCATCTTATGGGAATGCACATGGAACAACAACGCAAGAGAGCCATCTGAATTAGCACTTGGATGGAAGAAAAAGTAAAAATTGCTATTAAGGCGACCAATGCGGCCGCCTTTTTAGATAGAAAGAAAGAGGTGGAAAAAATGGCATTACAAGGAATTGACGTTGCAAGTTGGCAGCAAAGCCTAGACTTGCGACAAATTAGTTACGACTTCGTAGTTGTAAAGGCGACGGAGGGAACCGGATATATTAACCCATGCTGCGACACACACGTGCAGCAGGCAATCGAGATGGGTAAGTTATTCGGCGTTTATCATTACGCAAACGGAGGCGATCCAATCGCGGAAAGTAATTTCTTCTTGCAGAACATTCAAGGATATATCCGTAAAGGAATTCTGGTTCTTGACTTTGAGGGAGAGAGCAACGCAGCATGGAACGTTTATCCAAACGAATGGATCAAGGCCTGGTGTGACAACGTTTATAACCAGACAGGCGTTAAGCCATTAGTTTATATCCAGGCGTCAGCATTAAATAAGGTTGCAGGCGTAGGAGATTACGGCTTGTGGGTTGCAGAATACGCAGACAGCGAGCCGACATACTACCAGGACACACCGTGGAACGAGGGAGCGTACGCATGCGCAATGCGCCAATACGCAGGAGGAAACGGCCGCGTTTATGGTTATGACGGAGGCGTTGACCTTGATAAGTTCTACGGCGACGCAGAGGCGTGGATGAAGTACGCGAACCCAGGAGGCGAGTATATCGCACCAGCACCAGCAGCGGCACCTGTGCAGGTTGCTGCAGCAGCACCAGCAGCAGACTCGACAACATACATCGTTCAAAAGGGCGATACATTGAGCGGAATTGCGGCAAGATACGGCACAACATATCAAAGCCTGGCTGCAATTAACAACATCCCAGATCCGAACAAGATTTATCCAGGACAAGAAATCGTGATCAATGGAGCAACTGCAGCAGCACCAGCAGCAAGCGCTGTTTATTACACAATCAAGCCTGGCGACACATTGAGCGGAATTGCAGCGAAGTTTGGCACGACATGGCAGTGGCTGGCCGAGGTTAACGGCATTGAAAATCCTAATTTAATTTATCCAGGAAACAGCATTCGCGTAAGTTAAGAGGTTAAAGAGCATGATCCAGGCAATTAACCCTTTATTTACACCGATTTACAATACGGTTATTTCAGCCATTGCAGGCGGTGTCGTTGCGTGGCTTGTGGCAAAAATTAAGAGCATGAAGCAGCACAAGGTAGACGAAGAAACAGAACTAAAAAACGACCTAGCCGTGATGAAGCAGGGCATGCAAATCATGCTCCGCGGACAGTTGTATAAATGGCACGACTACCTACGCGACAAGCCGCACATTACAGTCGATGAATTCCGCGAAGTCGACGAGATACATACAGTTTACAAATCGCTTGGTGGAAACCACACAGGCGATGAACTCTATGCAGAGTTAAAACAGAAAGGTAAGGTAATGAAAAGATGAAAGACAAACAATATTGGAGTAAATGGTTCAAAGCAGCTGGTATTCGTGCAGTAAAAACATTTGCTCAAACATTATCTGCAACAATTTCTACTGCAGTTGTACTTGGCGATGTAAATTGGAGAATGGCATTATCTGCCGCTACCTTAGCAGGCTTGCTATCTCTAATTATGTCTTTTGCTACAGGTTTACCAGAAGTTAAGTTTGAAGATATTACAGAAGAAGATTTGAAGTAATTGAAAGCCTACTCTCTTAATTGAGGGTAGGCATTTTTTTGTGGCACCCAGAATGGCACCCTGTTAAAATTTTTTAACAGATAAAAGAAACACCAGATAGTCAGAAAACGGCTAAAAATGGAGGTTTTAGAAATTTACGGAAACAGAAAAACAAATAAATTCGTTTCTGCTAAGCGGCACTTTATAGAGGAAGTCCTTAAGGGACTTTTTTTATGTTATTTTCAATTTCTTAATGAGGTTTATGCAAAGTTTTCATGTGTTAGAAATGAAAATATTAGAGGATTTCAGAGAATAAAATGAGGGATTTTCAGCATTCAAAATAATAGGGCTTTCAGAGGGGAAATTTATCGAAAAAAATTGGGCATTCAGATAGAAAAATAATTCTTTTTTTATTATGCTATTGAAAGACAGAATTCAGTGGAGGTAGAAGTTGTGGATAGGATAGTAAAACGTAACGGACAAGTTGTTCCATATGATGGAGCTAAGATTATTTTAGCGATAGAAAAATCTTTCCAAAGCGTAAATGAAAGTGTTGATCAAGCATATCTTTCTGACTTACTAGTGCAGATTGAAGCGCAGTTCGACGGTCGTCAAGAAGTTGATGTTGAAGAAATTCAAGATACTGTTGAAAAAATCTTGATGAAGAACGAAAAGTATAACGTCGCAAAGAGTTATATCTTATACCGTGAAAAGCGCACACAGATGCGTAATGAACGCCTTGAGTTAGTGAAACTCATCGGTGACGAAGAGTTGGAAGATGTTTTGGTTGATATCCAGAAGGCTTATCCAGACTATGACTTAAAGAGATTGTATGAGAAGTTCTCTACAATGTCTAAAGAAGGTCAATCTCTGAAAGATAGAATTGCTTTATTAACAAGAAGTTCTGCTGAACTTACAACGAAAGAAGAACCAAACTGGGAGAGAATTGCTGGACGTTTGCTCAGTTACAGTATTGCTTGTGATTTAAAAGCAACTGAAGAGAAACTTGGTCTTACAAGTTTCTACCATAAGATCTCCTATATGATCGAACAAGGGTTATATGGAGCATATATCTTAGAAAATTATTCTCATAAAGAAGTTGATGAAATCGCAGCATTAATTGACAATACACGTAATAACTTATTCACATATAGTGGATTAGACTTGTTATCCCAGCGTTATTTGATTCGCAGCCACCAGCATGTCCTATTAGAGTCACCACAGGAAATGTACATTGGTATTGCAATGCATTTAGCAATGAAAGAAACAAATGATCGTATCGGTTGGGTAAAGAAGTTCTACGATATGATGAGTTTACATCAGGTAACAATGGCAACTCCTACACAAGCAAATGCGAGAAAGCCATATCATCAGTTATCGAGTTGCTTTATTGATACTGTTCCAGATTCATTGGATGGTATCTATCATTCTATTTCTAACTTCGCTGATGTAAGTAAGTTCGGCGGTGGAATGGGTATGTACTTAGGAAAGGTTCGCTCCCGTGGTGGATCAATCCGTGGTTTTGAAGGTGCATCTGGTGGTGTTATCCGTTGGATTCGTGTCATCAACGATACTGCAGTTGCGGTTGACCAACTTGGTGTAAGAGCTGGGGCTGTAGCAGTATATCTCGATGTATGGCATAAAGACTTACCTGAATTCTTACAGTTACGTACAAACAATGGTGATGACCGTATGAAGGCTCACGATGTATTCCCTGCAGTATGCTATCCAGACTTATTCTGGAAGATGGTGAAGGAAGACATGAACCAAGATTGGTATCTTCTTGATCCACATGACGTCCTTATGATTAAGGGTTATTGCCTTGAGGACTTCTATGGTGAAGAATGGGAAAAGAGATATTGGGAATGTGTACATGACAACCGTATCTCTAAACGTGTCCTTGTATTAAAGGAAGTAGTACGTTTAATATTGAAGTCTATGGTAGAAACAGGAACTCCATTTGCTTTCTATCGTGATGCGGTTAACCGTGCAAACCCAAATAAGCACAAGGGTATGATTTATAGTTCTAATCTCTGTACAGAAATTGCACAGAATATGTCAGAAGTGAAGCAGGTTTCTCGTGTCATAACGACAGAGGATGGCGATGAAGTTATCGTCACAACAACAAAACCAGGTGATTATGTTGTATGTAACTTAGCTTCATTATGTTTAGGTAATATTAACGTGACAGATCCAAAGGAAATCGAAGAAGTTACTGCGACTGTAGTACGTGCTCTCGATAACGTTATCGATCTAAACTTCTATCCTTTGCCTAACGCAAAAGTAACAAACCATAAGTATCGTTCTATCGGTCTTGGTGTCAGTGGTTACCACCACATGCTTGCAAAGAACCATATCATGTGGGAAAGCGAAGAACACTTGAAGTTTGTGGATGAAGTGTTTGAAAATATTGCGTATGCATCTATTAAGGCAAGTAATGCTTTAGCTAAGGAACGTGGAAGCTATCAATACTTTGAAGGTTCAGAGTGGCAGACAGGTGCGTACTTCGACCAGCGTGGATATGACTCTGTACGTTGGAAAGAACTCAAGGAAGAAGTACATGCAACAGGTATGCGTAATGCATATGTATTGGCAGTCGCTCCAACAAGTTCTACATCTATCTTGATTGGTACTTCAGCCGGACTTGACCCTGTTATGAATCGTTTCTTCTTAGAAGAAAAGAAGGGTTCTATCTTGCCAAGAACTGCACCAGAATTATCTGCAGATACATATTGGTACTACAAGACAGCACATACAATTGACCAGACTTGGTCAGTTAGAGCTGCTGGTATCCGTCAGCGTCATATCGACCAAGCACAGAGCTTTAACTTATGGATTACAAATGACTATAAGATGAGTCAGTTATTACAGTTATATGTACTAGCATATGATTGTGGAGTTAAGACTATCTACTACACACGTTCTAAGGCATTAGACCCTGAGGATTGTGAAAGTTGTTCCGCATAGGAGGTAGAAACATGCAGACAGATCAGATTAATCGTAAACCGTTATTCAACCCTGAGGGTGATATTGATGTACGTAATCGCCGTCTTATCAACTTCAATACAACAAATATTAATGACTTCAATAATATGAAGTATAACTGGGTATCTGATTGGTACCGTCAAGCAATGAACAATTTCTGGGTTCCAGAAGAAATTAACTTGAACCAAGACAAATCAGATTATCCACGTCTTAGCCTAGCTGAAAAGACAGCATACGATAAGATTTTGAGTTTCTTAGTTTACTTAGATTCTCTACAATCTGCTAACTTACCAAACATTTCTCAGTATATTACTGCAAATGAAGTTAACTTATGCTTGTCTATCCAGACATTCCAAGAGTGTATTCACTCACAGTCTTACAGTTACATGCTTGACTCCATTTGTTCTCCTGAGCAGAGAAACGATATCCTCTATCAGTGGAAGACAGATGAACACTTATTGAAGAGAAATGAATTCATTGGTGAACTCTATAACGAGTTTGTTGCCAAACAAGATAAACAATCTTTCTTGAGAGTTTGTATTGCAAACTTTATCTTAGAGGGTGTTTACTTCTATTCTGGATTTATGTTCTTCTACAATCTTGCTAGAAATGGTAAGATGCCAGGAAGTGTACAGGAAATTCGTTACATCAACCGTGATGAATCAACACACTTATGGTTATTCCGTAATATATTAGTTGAATTACAGAAGGAAGAACCAGAGTTATTTACACCAGAAAACATTCAGATGATTCGCGATATGATGAATACTGGTGTTGAACAAGAAATTGCATGGGGACACTATGTAATTGGTGATGAAATTCCAGGCTTAAATAAGCAGATGGTTACTGACTATATCAAGTATCTTGGCAATACACGTTTTGCGACATTAGGTTTTGGTAATCTGTATGAAGAATACGCCGAGGAACCAGAATCCATGAAGTGGGTAAAACAATACTCAGACGCAAACATGGTAAAGACTGATTTCTTTGAAGCTAGACCATCTGCATATGCGAAGAGTGGTGCAATTGAAGATGACCTATAA